CTCCCTCTCAAACATTGACTTAATATCTTTAGCAGATATATCATTAAACAGTTCATCTTCACAGTCATGAATATTTACTCCACAAGTTAAATCTGGACACCATGTTCCTTCATGAAGTCGTCTTTGCATTGGATAAAGCATTTGACTATCTCTACTGTAGTAACAGCAAATGCTTTCGAGTGGAATGTAAGTTTTGAGGGTTAATTCTATTGGGTTGATAGTATTATCTTTGTTAGGTTTTACATTAGGGAAAATTCTTTTTATTACTTTTTCAATATTAGTTATAAATATTTTAGCTTGTTCATCAGAACAGTTTATTTTACTAAAAGTATTATCAATGTGACTATTTTCATTACTTCTTTTACTTGCAATCAATTCAAGATGTTGCATTGTAGTCTCCCTTAGTTTAAGAAATATCTTCGTTTAACTTCATAATTATTACTTGGACACGCATAGTAAGCACATTTAATCATCATATCTGCATCAAGTAAATCTTTACATCTTGCTCTTACTTTCTTGGATTTCATGTTCTTGACTATGTAAGTTTTCATCCTAATGTCTTTCATGTTAGTTTCCTTTAATAAGATTGTTATTAACTGTGCGGTTCTTGTAAGCTTTACCAAGACCACGCCTGAACTTTGATGCTTGTCTTGTTGTAGGCTTAGTGTTTGTGGTCGCACAAGCATCATTAAACTTAACATCTTTACTTGCAAAATCTCTATTATTTCTTCTTGTTTTATTTAAGTCCATCGTTAAACTCCTTTCTATTTAAGTAATTAACAATTTAACTCTATTTAACAGACTGAATCACACCATCTTTAACAACAACGGCAGCATACCAACGATGAGGCTTAGGATAATGTGGGCCTTCAATTGTTTCAGTTCCATTCATATTACATTTGAATGGTCCAGGTGAATAGATACTTACTTTCTCATCACTATTCACTGCTTCTATTAATGCCTTCTTTGTTTTAAAATTTTTGTATGTGTAAGCCATTTGAATACTCCTTTATTATAATTTATTAGCTTTATATAATATCATTATATCAAATTTTAACCAAGATGTCAATACATTATTTCCAGTTACAATTTATATTTCCCAGTGACCATGTCATTAATCGACATTTCTTAATTGTTAAAAGACTGGGTTTGTGCTATGCCCGTGAATGGATAGTCTTTTGTTGGGGGATGGTATGGTATGGATTTGAAGATAGTTATTTAATTGAATCAGTTATTTAATTGAATCACTTTGTAACACTGAAACAATTAAACGATTAAACGATTAAACCATGTAATCCCTAGTAACCCTCTCCATATTTCTCCGACCTTTCTTAAAAGAATAAAACTGAATATCCATTCAGCTCTTTACCCAGTGTGTGTAGAGGTGGGACTTTCAATTTCTAAGTATTCGTTAATTTCAGTGTATGGTCTGTACTCCTTACTACTAGTTATATATATAAGTATATATATTATAGATAATAATAGTAGATGTTAGCTTTAAAGGAACAAGATGGTAGCTTGTATAGAACCAGTTGATATCTGGATAGAACTAAGAAATGTCGGCTAATTATAGGGAGGGTTGTAGGCAATTACATGGTTGAATCGTTTAATCGTTTCTATGTTACATTGGGAAATAAAATAAACCCAGTACTTTAATAGCTACTGGGTTTGTGGGTTAGTTTAATTTATTAAGATCTTCAGCTTTAGTCATATTATCAGTCATATCAACTGTTTCAATTAACTGAGACATTATTATAATATCCCTTGATATAACTGCTACATTCTCTTTCGATAATAAAACTTCTATTATCTCAGTTTTAATATTATCTTCAGATAACTCAATCTTGAGTTTAACCTTACTCATATATATATCACCTCCTCTCTTTAATAGTTCAATACATACCTAGCCAATGGTTTAGTTAGACAAATTTATTTTGTCTTCTTTTGCTTTTTCTTCAGCTTTCTTAGCATCTCTATCAGCCTTGATTTTAGCCAGTGCTTTTGCTTCAATGGCTTCAATCACTTTCAGCTCTTCAGGTGTAGCCAATTCTTTCATAGCATTGATTGGATTAGCTGCTCTGGTTATGCCTACCTTATTCCAATTGCCTGCACAAATATCATCATATCGGTTAATCATTTCATTTACGGCTTCGGCATCACTCAGCTTTACATCAGCACCTCTGGCAATGCAATCAGCTAACTTCTGTTTAACTCCGTAACGTAAAGCTGTCTGTACAACATGCTTCAATGTATCATAACCATCACATAACAGCTTCATATCAAAGTCAGCTGTCAATCCAGACTTAGGTAGTGTTACGGTTAGTATATCATTACTATCAGTCCATTTAGTTTTAGCCATATCATTAATCTCACTTTCACTATTAATGTAGCGTTATATGGCTAGGTATGTATTCAATTATCAAAGAACATCTGCAACGGAAAACAAGTATAACATAATGATATTTTTTGTCAAGTTTTTGAATTTATTTAATGTTATCACAATTTAATTATAATAAAACTTTATATAATCAAGACCCCGCATGCGACCCCTTGGGGGAGGGTAGTGGATGATTATGATAGCACCCTTTTTACTCACAAGTAAAATTTCAAATAAATGCTTAGAAGTTCTAAGCAACCATGTCGATAATCGACTTTTCTGGTTCCTAATATCTAGAGTATTAGTTTTAGAATATGCTACATTTGTGCTCAAGTTACAACGTAGCAAAATACTTCTTGACAACTTGAATTAAGTATGTTATACTGTATTTAATTATAGAAGAACTATAGAGGAAAATTTAATGGGACAGACTGTTGAAGAAAGAAATAAGATAGAGAAAAGAAAAATAAGAAAGCGCACAAATCAGTTAGCTGAAGATAGACTTTATGGTGACAGGTATGCTCGTATGGATAAAGAGAATACTAGAAGAAAGCGTGTTAAAAAAGCCACTGACTTCGCTAATAAAATGCGTAATAGTTTAAAAATAGTACCTGATAATTCAGCTAAAGCAGCTAAATTAAAACAAAAAGATATACCTCAAAGGTATGAAGACCAATTCAAAAAGAGAAAGTAACCTATGAAGAATATACCAAGGTGGGATATTAAGATCTGGAGAGGTGCAGACTTCTCTGAAAAGTTTACATTTCTACAAAGTAAGGGTGGTGCTTCTGAAGACTTCACAGGAAAGACTCTTGCTGCTTTCTTAAGAAAACAACCTGATTTTAATTCAACATTACTAGCTACTTTTATTATAACTGGTCCAACCTTAGGAATAGCATACCTCACACTGACTAAAGCAATAACAGCAGCAATCACTGGTTCAATTGGTTACTATGATATAGTAGAAACTGTAACAGCTACAGATGTTTCAACACCTAGAATTTATGGCAAAGTATCTATTGAAGATGTTAAAACTTATACGGCAACTTAATCATGGCAGTTATTATTGTAGAAAAAGATGAATCTGTAATAGAAGTAGTTAATGAAATAGCTGAAACTATTGTACTTGGTGACTCTGGTGAAGAAGTTATTGTTGTATCTGAACAAGGGGCTACAGGAGCTACAGGAGCAACTGGACCTGTCGGCACTACAGTACATGATGATACTAGTCCTACTGGAGATGGACCTGAATACAATCATCTTAATGACACACAAAAAGCTTTATTGCATACAGAATCTCATTCAATAACTTCTCACTCTGATATTGCTGATGCAACTGGAGCACAAATTGAAGAATTAACTGGTGGAGGAGATACCACACTTCATGACCATGAAGGTATTTCAGAAAATACAAACGCTAGACATACAGAATCTCATTCAATAGTCTCTCATAATGATACCACTGCCACTGGTACAGAACTTGAAAGTTTAACTAATGGTAGTGATGCAGATGCTTTGCATAATCATCCACTCTATTCTGGTAAACCTGAAAACACAATTACGGTAGGTAAATCTAACTGCCAATATACTACTATACAAGCTGGTATTAATGCAGCTGTTGCTGCTGGAGCAGATACTGATCATAGATTTCAGGTGTTTGTTTATCCGGGATTTTATACTGAAAATGTTGTTTGTCCTGGTTATGTTGGTGTTTTAGGTTTTGGTGGTCTTATGACTGCTTCTACAGTTATTAATCCTGGAAGTGGTGTAGGCTATACCCAATCTGGACTTGGTGGTATATGGGGCATACAGATTGACATGGATGTTACAGCTAGTGGAACAGGTAATCATAGATGTGTTGATACTAGTGGAATGACAGGAATACAAAATTGTAGATTATTAATGACCTGTGCTACTAATAATGTAGTTAATTCTCTTATAAGACAAACCGGTGGTGTACTTGTTTTAAATGGTGGAATGCTTACTTATACACATACAGGAACTTCTGCTACTGTAAATACTCATAATATAATAGATTTACAAGGTGGTAGTGGTTTTGATTTTTATAGTGTGGAATGTGGAGCTGTAATAGGTGATCAAGCTGATAGTATAGCCTATATTAATGAAACTTATGCAGTTCTAACTAAAACCAGATGCCAATCAAATCACATAAATATATCTTGTACTAACGTAGCGTATTCTGGTCATTGCTGTGTGTTTAGTGAAACTGCAATATCTACTGGGGCTGATTTAGATAAAGATATAATTAATAATCTAATAGACTTAACTTCAGCAGGTGGTATTGGTATAGGTGAAATATATCATATAGAGACTGGTTCAAATAATGGTATTATAAATTCTGCTTTGAACACACTTACTGTAACTGGTTTTGCATCTAATTATATAGCTGAGATAAAATCAGGTGATACTCTTAATAGTCATTTTGATACTCTTAAATGCGCAGATGAATATCATGGTACTGGCACATATACATTTGTTAATTCACCTAGTAATGGAAATATACAGTGTAGTGGTTCATATCTTAATATGTATGATGCTGTTAAAACTATCGGACCACGGGGATGTGACTATACAATTATACAAACTGCACTTACAGATAATCCAACTGAAAATATTTTATTCACTGTACAACCAGATACTTATGTAAATGATACAATTAATTTTACAGCTAATAATCAAACTATTCAAGGGGTTAGTGATAGCAACAAAGATGCTGAAATAACAAATACCACTACTATATGTAACTATGGAGCATTTACTAATTGTAAGGTATCTAGGATTTATGTTAAACAGACACAAGCTAGTAGTGACCCTGTAGTAACTGGAACAGGTTCCTGTTCTTTTGTGGATGTTATAAATGAGCTTATATGCGGTGCTGGTACCGGTACTGGAACCCCTTTAATACCAAGAAATTATACAGGTTCTGGTATTATTAAAATATTAAGAGGTGAAGTTATACAATCTAATGCTTCATCAGTAGATGGTGATTATGCTAATTTTGCTTCTCCAATAGTTCCATCAGCAGGTGGTAGTGTTAACGTTGATGGAAGTAAAATTACATTAAATCAAACTGGTAAACATTATATTTGTTTTGGTATTGGGACTTTATCATCTGGTTCTTTTGAAGTTAATAGAACTGAAATTATTGTTAATACAACTACGTGTACTTTTTCTGTAGGCTTAATGGGGAATAATGCAACTGGAGTGAACTTTGCGGCTTTTAATAAAATTTCAGTACTTGGCACTTGTCTTTATGCTATTGGTGTTTCTGGAATGACCACATCAACACTAACAATTAATAGTAGTTATAGTTCTTATATTATTGAGAGTGGTACTTCATCAAATATTGGTGTATCCGCGGGAAGCTTAGTAATAATTAATACAAGTTTTGATGTATATCTTACAACAACATTTTCTGACGGTGTTGGTACAATAAATTCCATTAGTTCTGACAGTCCTGGAAATCTCTCCTTGTCTAATGTTTTAACTACTAAAGAATTTTGGTTGTCAGATACTGTATATGATGATTGGAGTAGTGCATTATCATCTAATCAACCTACGAATCCATCTGCTAAGATTAATCCAAATGATGCAGAGGCATCAGTTACCTTTGATAATGATACAAACTTAACTGATTATTTATATTTTTCTCCCCAAATGCCACATAAGTGGAAACTTGGTACAGTAATATATCCTCATTTACATTGGTGGCAGACAACTACAAATCAACCTAATTGGTTATTACAATATAGGTGGCAAAAAAATGATGGATTAAAAACAACTACGTGGACTTATCTTCCTTTAGATGCTGAAATATTTACTTGGAGTACTGGAACATTAAATCAGATAAGTTATAATGCAACAGGAATAACTCCACCGTCTGGATATTCTATATCAGATATAATACAATTTAGATTGTTAAGGGATGTTGCTGATACATCTGGTGAATGGGGTAGTACTGCAGAAACAAGTCCAGTATCTGCAGATGCTGTAAGTTTTGATTATCATTATGAGATAGATTCTCTTGGTTCAAGAGATGAATATACTAAATAGGAGACATTATGGCTGATGTATTTTTAGAAACTAAAATTCCAGATGCATATATACAGAGAGTAATTAATATGCTTGAAATATTTTCTGATAAGGATATTATAGTTAAAGTAGGAAGTCATAGACTTCGTATGATAAGTAAATTTAGGTTTACAGGTAGGCAAGATGGAGAAGGTGCAGCTGCGCACGCTGAAAGATTTATAAGAGAATTTCTTTTAAATGGACTTAGAATTGTTGAAAAAGATAAGACTAATAAAGCCATTACAATTGCAGAGTCTGAAATTAATAGAACTGTTGAAACCATACCAGATGGGAGTTTAGATTAATGTTAATTAAACTTGGGGTATCTATAGCTAATTTAAGAAGACCAATGAGAAAAGCACTTAGTAGTGTTGAGGCTGCATATGCAAGTATTGCAAATGAAGAAGCTGTTATAACATCTACCTTTGAGGGTACACATAGTGTAAGTAGTTTACATTATGTTAATCTTGCAGTGGACTTTAGATTACCTAAAACAAAACAGGTATTAAAAGATATTATAGAATATCTTAAAACTACACTTGGTAAGAGTTATGACATACTTGAGAGTACTAACTGTTTGCATATAGAGTGGGACCCTAAATAATGGCTGTTGGAGGAATACCATTACCATATCCAGATAGAGACCCTTGTACTAAAGTTAGAAATAATTTAATAATTGCTAGAAGTACTGGTCTTGGTGTTGGTATAGCTAACGTGAAAAATAAACAGTTAAAAAGTAGAAGACGTATAAATAAGAATTATAAACCTACAACTAAAGTACTAGCACTAAATAGTGCATATGGTGATATTGCTGTTACGCATAATAATAGTATTCCTTATTGGAATCTAATGACAGCGAGTAATTTCAATGTTGAAGCAGTAACTAATCGACCTTTAAACGATGTTGTAGTAGCATATGATATGGGATCTAAAAAATGGATAAGTTCATCAACTAAAACTAGATTTAAAATACTTGTTATTATTACTATGCTTCAGGATGGTGGAAGAGATTCATATCGTGTTAGCTGCGGCCCAGGAGACCCACAATACAATGATCAAGTTATATGGGGACAAGAACACTGGGAGAAACATTGGGCTGTTAAAGATAGATATAAATGGGCTGCAGACATAAGAGGATGGACTATAATACATAGAATATATCATATTGAGCATACTATTGGTAATTTTAATGATGAAGAAATTAGCACTGATATATGGAATAGTCTTTACCCAGTAGATTATGAAGACGAAGTAGATGAAGATGAAGTAGAAAAATATTTTGGTAAGATTACACAAGTAAGTCTTGCTGATTTATCTAACATTGAAGCGTATGCTGATAAAATACTTGAGGATATAAAAGATGATTTTGTAGAATTGACCGGATTTTCTAGAGGTTTATGGAGGGATTATATATATCATTTTCATTTTAACTTTGGTAAGACATCGTTTATTGGTTTAAATGATATTAGTTCTAAAATACTACAAGTATATATTGCATTTGATAATAAGTATGTTATAAATACTACTGATTATGACCATCAGAGAGGAAGTACGTTGATTTTAGGAGTGGGTCATGGACATTCTTATACTATCACTCCAGGTGATGATGATGTTGGCTGGATGGGTTCATACTCACAAGCAGTACTTCTAATTACAAGTACTTGGCAATTTTATAGGTGGACTATTCTTTTTACTCCTTTCCAGGGTCATAATTATTATAAAAATGCTTATGATGAAGAGATTTATTATTATTTTAAAGACGGTGATCAGATATATGATGAATCATTATGGGTATTTAACGAGTCAGATTATGCTCATCCATATCAACCTTATTGGGATACAAGACCTAAAAGAGGAGATTATCTATAATGCAAGAAATAAAAAGTTCATTTACACCAGAGCCTGATATGAAAGAAGTACTTGAGTGCATCGAGAAAGGTGACACACGAAAACAGATACGTGCGAGGACTGGTATGTCAGCTAAGTCTGTTAATCAGACTATAAAGGAAATGGAAGAACAAAAAGGAACTCTTACTCATTACAGAGAAGTACAGTCATTACAGCTCACTGAGATACAGCAAAAATTACTATGTGCTATGAATGATGAGGATAAGATAGATAGTTGTTCAATACCTGATCTTGCTCAGGCTTTTGGTGTACTTAAGAAAAATGAACATATGCTCGATGGTAAGCCAACTGAGATTAAAGGTCTCATAGCTTATCTTGTTCACATAGAAGATGAAGAGATAAAGGCTAAAAGTTTACCAGCTGATGCGTCGATAATCGACATTTCTCCCGAACCCGAAGTAGAAGAGGAAGCTACTCCGAATTTATGAGTGTTAATTTAAACAAAGATATAATAGAAAAACTTAAGAAGTGGAAGAATTCTCCTCTTAGGTTTGTTACTGACTGTATTGATGTTACACCTAGTACGCAACAGATAGAAGGCTTGAAAAAAGTTGCTCGTACGAAACGGCTTACAATTCGTTCAGGTCATGGTACAGGCAAGGATGCTTTCGCTGCGTGGATGATACTTTGGTTTATGGCTACCAGACCATATGCTAAAGTTGCTTGTACTGCTCCTACAGCACGTCAGTTGAATGATGTTCTATGGAGTGAAATTGCTAAATGGTTTAGAAAGAGTACATTACAAGATGAATTCATACACCAGAAAGATAAATTCTTTCACAAAGATGCACCTAAAGAATGGTGGGCCAGAGCGATTAGCCCACAGGTTCGAGGGTCTAAAGAAGATCAAGCTGAGACTCTTGCTGGTCTCCATGGTGACCATCTATTTATTGTTGTGGATGAAGCTAGTGGTGTACCTGACCCAGTGTTTACACCTCTTGAAGGTGCAATGACACAAGAAGATAACAGAACTATGCTCATTGGTAATATGACTAAAAATGTAGGATACTTTTATGAAACACACTTTGAACCAAAACTTGCAAGTAGATGGACTAAACTTCATTGGGACTCAAGAGATAGCTCAAATGTTACCAAGGACATGGTGGACTACTTTAGAATCAAATATGGAGAAGACTCAAACGTATTCAGAATCAGAGTTGCTGGAGAACCTCCACTTTCTAACGACAATTCAGTTATACCACTCCACTGGGCGAGACAATGTCTTGGAAGGGATATAATAGTTGCAGAAGATGAACCTCTTTATCTTGGTGTTGATGTTGCAAGATTTGGTGATGATGATTCTATTATTCTTCCAAGAGTAGGTAATATAATAAAACCTTGGGAAAAGATTAAGGGAATGGATACTATAGACTTAGCAGCAAGAGTAGCTCATACATATAGAGATACTGATGCTGATGGAGCTGCTATTGATGAGATTGGTATAGGTGCTGGTGTATATGATTGGCTGAATAAACGTAAAGCAGTTAATGTTTTTGGTATTAATGTGGCAGTTAAAGCAGATGACCCTGAGATGTTTCATAGATTAAGGGATGAACTTTGGTGGAAGATGAGAGAGAATTGTGAACATGGTAGATATAGTTTTCCTGACACAGAGGAAGGTGAAGAGTTGTGTAATGAATTAGCTTCACCATTATATAAGTATGGAGATAATGGAGCATTGAAGGTAGAATCTAAGAGAGATATGAAGATTGGTAGAAATATAGCTTCACCAAATATTGCAGATGCTCTTGGTTTAACTGAGTATTTTGCAAGTTACGCACATTCTATATTTAATAAAACTAATGTAGCAACAAAACAACGAAATGATAGAGCAAGGGGTAATAACAAATCCTTTAATAAAAGTTCTTGGCAGACAGTATAGGAGATATAAATGGGGACAGGGCAATTTATTACAGATAATTCCACAGCTTGGATAACGGCTCTTGATGGTGATCAAAAGAAGATAGATCTTCTTAATAAGCTTATGGAGTGGATGCAAGATTCTGAGTGTAGTACACCAGAGACAACATGGAATACTAATGCAATAGAAGATTATGCATTTTATGCTGGTGAACAAGATAGTAAAGCTACAATAGATTCTTTAATTGCTCAGAATAGGCCGACAACAACTTTTAATGAAATTAAACCAAAAATAGATATGCTTGTTGGTATGGCTGATCAAGTACGAAGAGAGCCAACTGTATTACCTGTTGGTTTTGAGGACGAACCATTAGCTGAAATAATGAATGGGACATTTAAACACTTTAGATATATGCAGAGTGCTGGTGATAAAGAAATGAATTGTTTTGAGCACTCTACAAAAAGTGGTAGAAGTTTTCTCCACTATTATGTAGACGCATCAAATCCTTATGAACCTGTAATTAAATGTGTACGTGTTCCAGGTAGGGATGTATTCTTAGACCCAAACAGTATTGAATATGATCTAGGTGATACAAAATATTTAGGAATTAGGAAGTGGTTTACTGAAGATGAACTTAAACAATATATGCCTGATTATGATGGTTCAGTTGTTAGATCTACTCAAATAGAAACAACTGCTGTAAATAGACCAACTTTTTTTGATCAAGGTTCTAGATTATATATGCTTGTTGAAATGTGGTACACTATGGTAGAGAAAGCAGTATGGTTTATTAATCCTATTACTGGTAAACCTGATAACCTTTCACCAGAAGATTTTAAAGTATTAGCAAAAAAACTTAAAGAAGGTATTCAAATAGAAGGTGGTAAAACAATACAAGTTGATGAACTTGTAAATCAGGAATCATTTATAAAAAGAAAGTATTTTTGTTTATTTTCTGGTCCTTATATACTTGCAATGGGTCGTAGTCCTTATAAACATGATCTATATCCACTTGTTTTATTTGGTGCTTATAAAAATGAAGATAAGAATTCTTGGTTTAGTGCTACAAGATCAATGGTAGACCCACAAATAATGTTGAATACTATGCGTAGGCAATTAGGACATTTACTTCAGACTTCACCTAAAGGATTATTACTTGCAGAAGTTGGAGCAATTCAGAATGAACAAGAATATAAAGATAATTCATCTAAACCAAACTTTATTTTACAACTTGCTCGTGGTGCCCTTAATAAGATTAAGTTCTCTGCACAACCACAGATAAATCCTATATATGGTTCGTTAGATGCTGTATATCAACAGTCAATGAAAGATGTAAGTGGCATACAAGATCAGCTTATGGGTGTACAAACAGCTAGTAGAGAGCCAGGAGTCACGCATCGTATGAGACTTGAATCAAGTGTAGCTGTATTATATATATTATTTTCTAATTTCAGGAAAAGTAGAATACAAGCTGGTAAAATACATATGGCTATGATACAACAATATATAACCCAACCTTATGTTATTAGATTAGAGGGTCAGGAAGGTATGCAACTTATGCAAATTAACTCTGAAGCGAATCCTGATAGTGAAGGATTTAATGATATAAGTGCTGGTAAGTTTGATTTAATTGTTGATGAAGAAGCTGAGAATGTAACAATGAGAAGAGGTATTGCTCAGATGCTTATGGATATGGCTTCACAAAATCCTGATTCAATACCACCTGAAGTTATAATGGAGTACATGGACTTACCATTCTCTGTTAAAGAACAGGTAAAAGAATATAACGCAGCTAGAATTGAAAGGGAAACAGCCCTTGAATTAGCAAAGATAAATAAATCAACTAACACAAAAAAGGAGAAGTAGCATGACAAATGAAACACCTATTCTTAACCAGGAAGACACCGACTCTGAAGACATTCAGAAATTAAGCGGTACTGGAGAAGATGAAAATCTTGACGCTGGTCTTGATGCCAAAGAAACTGACGGAACTGCAGATGAAATTAAATCTAAAGATACTGGAGACGAGACAAAGGAGAATCCAGTTGACCCAGCGGTACAATCTATTCTTGATCAAAAAGATAAAGAGATTGTTTCACTGAGAGGAATGGTCAGACAATTAGATAGAGACTTTAGGGGTTATAAAGAGGATAATGTAAATAAACCTCAGCCCGAAGAATCTGATGAATTTACAGATCTGGATGAAGAGGATAAAAAACCAGAAATTGATGTAGATACTATTTATGAGAAAAATCGTGAAATACAACTTGAGACATATCTGGAAACAATGAGGATGAGTTCAAAGTATGAAGATGTAGATGATGTTATTGCATTGAATCACTTTGATGATACAGTAGAAATGCTGGCTAATGCCTGGATGGAAAAGAATCCTGATAATGATGCTACAAGAAGTGATGTTATTGCAGGAGTAGAAAAACAAATCTGGAGCCAGAAGAATCCGTATCGCTATATGTATGATGTTATTAAAGAAACACATCCTACTTACAGCAAAGGTATTAAAACTGTAAATCCTCTAAAGAAAGAAGATATTGTACCAAGTGTAAATAACATGGATGGAGCTAAGAAAACGTCAATGGCTGGATGGACGTCGGCAAGAATAGATGCACTTCCTGAGAGTGAATTAGGTACAGTTCCAAGGGATGTGTACAGTACTTATATGAAGGGTGAACTTAAATAAGGAGATTTATAAATGGCTGAAACAAGAATTTTATCAAACAATGAGCTGACAAGAAAGAGATGGGCTAAAGAACTTTATTCCATTTTAATGCCAGCTACAGAAATAAATGATCTCGTTGGTACAGGTCCTAATGCTATTATCGAACAAAGGAATGATTTGACTAAAGGTGCTGGAGACCAGATTACTTTTGGTATCACTCTTCCTTTGTCTGGTCAGGGTGTTGTAGGTAATGACAAGATTGAAGGTAACGAAGAGAAACTTTCTTTTCGTAACTTTAAAACAACTATTGAAGAACTTAACCATGCTGTTGAGACAGGTGGAAAAATGGAGGAACAAAGAATTCCTTATGATCTAATGCAGATTGCAAAATCCGGGCTGCAGTATTGGTGGGCTGATATTCTTTCAGATGCAGCATTTGCACATCTGTGTGGTGATACAACTTTCCTTGTAGCTGGTAAGACATTTGCACAGGACCCAACTGACCCTGATGATGAGCATGTTATGTATGCTGGTGCAGCTACGTCAGATGCAACTGTTACAAGTTCTGATATTATGACATTATCACTTCTTGATGCTATGAAGCAGAAAGCTGAACTTCCTACAGCAGATAGTTGCTACAAACTGCGTCCTATTATGATAGGTGGGAAGAAAAAATTCAGAGTTATTCTTCATAATTACTGCTTTGATCAGTTACGTAGAGATACTAATGTTGGTCAGTGGGGAGATATGCTTCGTGCAGCTCAGAAACTCAATATGCCTCAGGTAGAAATTGAGTATAATGGTATGCTGATTTCTAAGAGTGAAAGAATAAGGCATATGGTTGCTGATTCAACTGATTCATCTGCAGGAACTTTTCGTAATATCATGCTCGGTGCTCAGGCTGCTGTAATGGCATGGGGTGGAGCTGGTGATAGTAAGGGAACAACTATGGCTTTCCATCCGTATACTGCTGATGCAG